CCACACTCACAATAGCATCATTCAATCCGCTGTTTGCGATGGTGTCTGTGATGGTTGAGAATGTGTTTCTAAGTCTTGCGAGACCGCTGGTTAAACTGTTAATTCGATCCGCTGCCGCTCCACCAAAGCGTTCGCTTAAGGATTGCAATACCGCGTTACGAATTAAGGCGGCACCTTCTGCACTCTGACCAAGTTTAGTTAGTTCTGTTCTAGTCTTGCCTAAGATTCGGTTAAGGTCTGTGTATATGCCAAGACGCTCATCAAGTTTATCAAGTTCTTCAACACCTAAACCACCGGCCACAGTTCTCGAAAATAATTTTGTAACTGCATCCAATGTGCCCATTTTATCAGTCGACGATGCGGCAGCATCAGCAAACTGTGTCAACAATTTAGTGGTTGGCTCAATACCAGCGTTTTTCAGATTGATAGCACTCTGTGCCAGTTGATCTACATCAAGACCCAACTGGTTAGCGAGTTTGTTTAGGTCTCGGAATACCTTAGCACCTTGTTCGGCGCCGCCAAAGAGTGTGCTTAATGTTCTGCGTAGATCGTCAATCTTACCTGCGGTTTGTGTAAATTCTCTAAGAGCAAACGCACCAGCAATAGCACTACCAAATCCTGTGATAGTTCTTTGTAGACCAGCAAGAGCATTCTGAGCTCCTTTGGTGTCTATATCTACTCTATATCTTAAATCAGCCATATTATTTCCTCACAGCCTGTCGGACCAAACGATCAAAATATCGTTGAGTTGGCTCACTCATACCACGAGGTGCTTGTTTGCTATGTCCTCGATCCAAAGGAACAGCATATTCATAATCAGCATAGATGGTGTTACCACTTAGTCTAGTGCTGGATCTAGCATTACCAGTGCGAATTGGAGTCTTGGCAACCCAATATTCAGCAGTCTTCTGAACAATAGGTTTCATTCTACGACTGATGCGTCCCAAACTCATTGACATACTATTTCGAGTTTGTTTTATTGCCATTTTTGCTCCTCACTTTCTGAATCATTTGTTTCATTGCGTCCTGACTCAGGTTCCTCTTTGGTGGCTGTGTGCCGTTTTCCTTAGCTTGTTCCAATTCTCTATGATAGTTTTGGATTGCTATTGCTGTATTTAAGATGAATAAATCTAAGGTATCTCCTCTTGCTAATACTTCGCTGGGCAAACAATGATATCTCGACGCCACAGCGTCAATCAACACAATTTGTTGTGCTAAGGTTGAGTTTTCATCGACCCCAGCGTCTAGAACTTTCCCAAGCCTTCAACCACTTGCGTCATAACCTTCATCATCACCCAGGTTGGAATAGTAGCATCATCATGAATGATCTGCTCTCCCTTTTCGTCGAGGATTAGGTCTCGAACGATTTCAATAATGCGTGATTGGTTATCTGGATCCACAGTACTGAGACGCATAAACATGTCCATAGGTTGTCTATCCCAGGTCCAGTATTCAAGCGGCTCCCCAAACTCTTTGACAACATCTTCGTCGTCGAGTTTAACTTGGATTAGTTTTGGTTTGGCGGCAATTTCTGAAAGTTTCATCTATAAATCTCCTTGTCTTTCAATCAACTTATTGATCAGCATAGTAACAAACTTGAGTCTGCTTTTTGCCTTATCTACATCTTGTTGAGCACATCTAAGCTCATTAACAGCCTTAGCACTTTCTGCTAAAATGCTTTGGTATAATTCTCTTTCGGTCTTTGTATCTATAACATCCATCAATCTTCTCATTTGTATTTAGTGTAATAGTAAAACAGGGGCTATGAAGCCCCTGTTTCACTTGGTTACTTACGCAACAGTGTATTCACCATCTACCGTAATAGTGATTGGACTAACCCATACGGGGGAGTCAGCACTCACTGTAGGGGCAAGACCTGTAATGTAGCCTTGGCCACTGATTGTCTTACCTACCGCACCAGCATCAGTATCACCAAGATATAGACTGAATTCAATCTTATCTTTGCGAACACTCATACCAAATACGCCGTGGTGACTAGCAGTGCCGGAACCTGTCACACCATCACCAAAGAATGAAGTTTGGTCAAGGACCAAGTTCATTGAAAGGCTGTTGGTGCTGGTTGTAGCAACCTGCTTTTTTGCGGTCTCATCTAACTGAGTCCATGTGAAGACATCGTTTGCCGCATTCACGGTAATGTCTTGTAATCCTGGAATTACTAATGAATCGTCTGTGCCATCTGCTAAAATTTCAATAGACAGAGTACTTTCGACACCAGTTACACCAGGAGCGGGATAGATATATGCCATTTAGGTTTCTCCTTAGTTTGTTACTACCCTTTCAAATCTAAATTCGAAAGTAGTTACAAGACGATCAGCATCAAATTCAGCGGTGTGTTGGATTCTTCTTTGTTTCCAACCATCTCCAAAATCGATTCTAATAGATCGTATAGCAGTTACTAACGAATCGTAATTTGCCGGTAATGTTTTTGCGTCACAGCCAAATGACACACTTACTACACTCGCTTCAACAGCAAATCCTGAGCCGTCTAAGGTATCTGCGATTGGATCAAGATCTGTTTCTTGCACATCCACATAGATACGCTTTAGGTTCTTTAGATAGAGAGGGACGCCATCGCTTTCCCAAGGTAGTTCCTCGGTAACTGTAAAAGTCCCAAGTGTTGATGAACTTAGGGCTTTTAACTTTGCAATGACATCCGCTCTCATCTAACTCTCCTTAAATTGGAAACGCCGGGCATCTTTTCTGATGATTCAACGGTGCCGTCATCATCAAAATCATACCAAGAACCGTCAATAATCAGTTCTCTAAACAATTCACTTGAACGACTGCGATAGTATTCCATCTTTTGTCGTTCAGCGGAATCTTCGTTTCCAAAATCAGCAATCTTTGGTAGAATATACTCGCTCAATGCTTTGTATACACACAAATCTGTGAAATCGTTTTTGCGACTCACGATCTTTGTGGCATCTAATGCAGGGATATCAGCACGGCTGTTAATCCTTGCGTTGCTCTGCTTGAGGTAATAATCTCTCCACCAATCACTTGCTCTTAGTTCGACCAAAATTCGCTCTGTTGCTCGTATTAGCGTGTCTTCGACTGAATCAATGTCAAGGCCTTCGTTAGCTTCAAAAAGACGCTGGTCTCGAGTTTCAACATCGTTATACTCAGCGAAACTGAGAATCGTTGTTCCTGAAATAATAAAAGCCATTACATCATCTCCTGTCTATTAAGCTACTAGATCAACATTCATTAGAACGCCGTGTGATGCTTGTAGAACTTCCGCACCAGCTACGCCTGTGAGAACGAGGTCAGTTGCACGAGCGGCAGCTTGACGATCTTCTTCTAGTGTAACACTACCACGCATTGCATGTCCAATAGCACTTGGAGCAAATACAGCACAAGTAGCAACGCCAGTTGAGTCATCATAAGGAACCAATGCTGATTCAATGATTCTGCAACCTGCTAGTTGTGCAACAAAGAAGTTGGCGAGAATGTTGTCAGCAACGCCACCACTAGCGGTGTAGCTATCTACAGCAGTCAAGCTCTTCTTGATTTGATTTGCGGCTGTTGGGTGTAGCACACAATAGAAAGGACCAACAAGTTTATTGCCACGAAGTGTAGCAACACGGTCCATGATGTCGTCTTTGCCAAAGCTAGCAACAGCGATTGCTGTTGAACTGCCGCTTAGGTCTGAGAACTTGCCAAAGAACTCTGTGTCCATGCTTTCAGCAATAGCACGACCACTTTGGTCGCCAAGCTGAGCCATAACATTAGAGGTAGCACTGTCACGAAGCATATCTGTGATCTGATGATATACAACATGCTCTGTTAGTGTGATAGTAGCACTTGTTGTGTTGGTATCCTTGGCTGTAGCGGCTGCTTCGTTTGTGATATTCTCAGCAGTGATCGCACTCCAGACTGGAACTTGAACAACTTTACCAGAATTAGCTGGCACATCGAAAATTGTTGCCATTTGACGAGCAACTGAATTTTCGTAGGCTGCATACTGAGCAGCCGCAACGATATTGGAATACAATTCGCTGTTAATTACAGAAGTGTTTGCCATTATAGGTCTCCTTTAGTTTTTTAACGCAGTCCTTGTGACTTTCTGTATTCACCATAGATTTTTCTATGTTCAGGATTCTGCATGTTTAGTTTTGATACATCAATACTAGATTCTTTTCCGGCAACAGCATTTGATCGTGTGTTTGTGGTTGATACTGTTGGTTGTTTGAAGTGTGGATTTGATTCCAAAAACTCAAACACCAGTTTCTCAACGGTGAAAGGCAAGCCTGAATCATCATATCTAACAGATCCATCTTCGCCTAATACTTCCACATCACCCTCTTCATTCAAGCGTACATTACTGGACAATAGTTGTTTAACTTGATTTGGTGCCACAGCCTTATGACGAGCTGCCGCATCAAGCAAAGGCGTATTGACCTTATACTCTTTGATAATGCTATCTCTTTTTTGAATCTCAGCATCTTTGCGAGAGGCCAGTTCCTTAAGTGTGGTCTCAAACTCTCCACGCTTGATCTGTTCGGCTTGTTTGCGTTCTTCAGCCTCAGCCTTAATCTTGCGAAGTTCGTCGATATCACCAAGCTCTTCAAATAGTTTGTCGTATTTGCGTTGCATACTCTTTTTCAATCCCGACATATGCGAGTTGAACTCTTCTTGAGTATAGGTTCTAGACTCAACAGTTTCCTGAACATTTGTTTGGTCAGCGGCTTCAGTTGCCTCTAAATTTTCCGATGTTTGATCGCTCATCGTGAGCACCTCCATAATGAGTATTGTAGTTTATATTTAGCGGATCTTAAAAATATAGTTCCGATTCTTTATGGCATTAGTATCGTTTGCCTTTTTTCTTAGTGGTCTTCTTTTTCTGTTTCTTCTTATGCCAAGCCATTGTGTTCTCCTTAGTCTCGAGTGGAGGTGAGGTTCATCTCAGGGTTCCGGACACCCGTCAGAGTGGGTGTGGGCACCACCACCAACTTCCACACCATAGTTCCGTTAGACATCTAAGAGATCTCTTTTAGCACGATCAATATCACCAGCTGAGATTTCAGGATGTAGTTCTAACATCTGCTCATCTGTGTAGCCTTGCATAATCATTTCCTGAATGTGTGCTGTTCTTTCAGCACCAGGTTGAGTAGGC